CTGAAAATTTAGTATCATCAATATTTACACTTGCACTACTATCGGTTTTTAATTCCGTTTCTGTATTGGTTTTTTTAACCGTTGCACACCCTATTAAAAAAAAAGGGATTATTAATATTGCTTTTTTCATTTCATTAATTTTTTAAGTTTCTTTTTATTTATCATATATCTAATTAAACTGCAATCCTCGTACATTTCAGCTTGTACAAACTTTTCTAAAGTACATTCCAAATCGATTATAGTTCCAAACTCTAACCACTCTTTAAAAGCTTGTTTAGTTTTAAAGTTTTTACGAAATACTTGCGGACTGATTAAATCTAAAAATATTTCTTCAAGTTCCTGTGGTGTGTGCTTTTTCATATTTCAGTTTTAAAATGTTTCTCAATACTTTGTTTACCGATTAACGGTTGCAACCTCTATCGTAATAATACTTTTGCACTCGGTTTATTCTTTGTAGTGGTGAAAGACTCATAATTAAAAAATAAAAGTTAAACGTTGTAATTGTCCGTGTTCTTTGTCGTGAATATAACCCTCAACTGCTTTTGGTGCGTGTTCGTAACCATTTCTATGATGCCAACTATCTGTACCACTCGGACTTCTTAACGTTTCAACACAAACACTCATATAATCTTTACTTATTTTATGGTGCATATGGTGAGAATAAATATATCTATGTTTGCAATTTGTCCAATCTTTAGACTCGTGAGCCATTAATAAAGGTAAATCTTGAGCCTTTGCTCCATCACCGTGAGTAGTTCCAATTAAATTTTTACCATAAGTAAAATATTTCCTATGTGCTATTGTAGTATCAAAAGTAACATTTTTACAATCTCTAAAATGCGTTTCAATTACTTGAGCTAAAAAGAAACCATTTGTATAATCGTGGTTACTTGGATTATAAACAACGTGAACATCAGCAACACTCATTAATATTTCAACAATATCAACATACAATTGTTTAGCAATTAAAAAATTAGTGTGCCACATTCCATCTGTGTCTTGAGGAGTTCCGCTTGTTGTAGTTCGTTTAGTATTATCTATGTGTAAAATATCGTTACCAATGACAAATAATATCTTATCTATACTATTTTCTTTTATTTCGTTTAAAATACCTTTACAACCTTTTAAAACTCTTTGTACTGCTATTTGATTGTTGTAAGGTTCGCCAACTTCAAAAGAACTGCATAATTTACCAATGTGAATATCTGCGGGGTCAAAAACAAATAGCCTTTTATTTTCGTTGTCTTGTATTCTTTCAATAGTTTGGTATTTAGGAGCGTAATTTTGTAACTCTTTTATTATTTCAGATTGCAACAAATTGTAGTCAACTGCTTTTTCATCTACAAAGTTTGGATTTTTAGCAAGTACACTGAAATTTAAACCATCTTTGTTTTGTGTTTTAATCCACATGTTACGAGCCGAAGTAATTGGAATGTCAACTTCATTAGTTGCTTGGTAAAAACCCTCGTGCTGGTCTAATAAACGCTTTTGATGTCTTGTAATGTATTGTGCTAATAATTTAACTTTTGGGTTAAGTTGTCCACCAACATCGGACAACAACAATTTACGAGCAATTACGCTGAAGTTTTCGCCTTTTTCTAATAGCGGTGTAATCTGTTCGTCAAGATAACTGAATTGATTTTTCATAAAAATATTTGTTTTAGTTTGTCAAATATAAAAAATAAAATTGTATATTAGCACTTTCATAATGTTTTTTTTAGTTTTAGTTGATTAAAAAGAAAAAGCCCTTACTTAATTGCAAGGGCTTTTTTGATTTATATACTTAAAATTATTTACCAATTTCAAAATGCATAAAGTCATAATTCTTTTCACGGCCTAAAGATATAAAACCGTGTTTGTAGAATATATCAATCATTTGTTTATATTCAGCACGTGCAAATCTTGCAGTTGCTTTTGTTTCGTGTAATTGGTTTCTTGCTGGGTCTAAATCAATTGCAATTCCCCAACTATGACGGCTATAATCTGAACCGCCACGCATAGCACGAAAATTAAAACAACCACCAAATAAATCAATTCCTAACTCTTGAATTTTTGCAAGTCCGTAAACTTGAAGTAATTCATTAAAAACATTTGTAAAATTTTCAGCTACTAATTTATGGCATCGCATTGTAGTAACTTTTGTTTTCGTGTCCCAGGCTAAACGCATTGGATAAGGTAACTTAATACTAACTAAATAACTTCCGTTTTCGTTTGGTGTTCCGTATTTCTGTGTTATTGCTTTTGTACTTAACATATCTTTTATTTTTTATAAACACGTGCTATTTTCATCAAATATTTTAATCAACTTATCCATATACTTGGTTAAATTAGCCTCAATCTTTTCAATTAATATAGAAATAAAATCATTGCTTTTAAACTCTTGCTTTCTGTAAATAGATTTGATAGAGTTAAAAATACTTATTCCCTCATTAAGCACCATTATTTTCATAATAATAGTTACCATTTCTTTAAAGTCTGTAAATCCTAAACCTTTTGAAACTAACGCTAAAACCATTATAATAATTAGCAACAAAGATTTTTTAAGTAATCCTGCCCAAAAAGTTGTTAATCTAAATTCCATTTCTGGAACAACAGCAGCCTTAATAGCACCAGCAAACATATCAATAAAAATCAAAGTAATTAATACTATTGATACATCTTTATCGATTTGAAAGTAAATAATAACCCCGTACAAGAACGCCTTTATTTCGTTTAAATATTTCTCCACGTGGCAATAAATAAAAGTGAAACAACCGACAAAATACTATAATTTACCCAATCAGAATAAGTACTCCAACAAATAGGCGAAATCATAAACACAATATTTAAAAAATAATACAATGCCAAAAATATAACAATTAACTTTTGTCTTTTGCAAAATCTTAACTTTTCAGAATGGTAATTTATAGCAACTAAAATAATAAACAAGACTAATTGTGTAAGTAGTGGGTAAATAAATTCTACGTAACGTTGAGGGGTTGAGTAGTCTTGAATTTTAATAGAAAATAACTCGATAATTAATATAGCAAAAAACGCATATAATTTAGAGTTAATTTTTATTTTTTCGTTTACTGCTTTTGCAATTCTGCAAATTAAACAGCCTGGTTTTGGAATTGATGCCATTGGTTAAATTATTTGTGTTAGTGGATAAAATGGTTTTATAATTATTAAGCCTATTAAACGGCTATATGCTGAAATAAAATCTACTTGTAAAGTTCGCATATCTTTTACATATTGTAAATCTAATTTAAAAGATTCTTTTAACCAAATGAAATAAGATAAGTTTTTAATATGAATGTATCCGAAATCGTGATTAGCTGCTGGAGCGTCATACTGATAAATAGTATCTCTATCACGTACAATAGTTGCACCATCATACGTATAAAAATTTGGATAGTTTTTAAAAGCATCATACGCTTGCAAATAACGTTCAATATCTTTAACCTCGAAATCATTTAATACTTGGATTAAATGTTGCCTTTTAATAGCTAATATTTCACGAGGTTGTGAAAAGAAATTGTTTTTTGAGTGCTTATACAGATAAAAAGCATAAGCAATAATTAATAATGTTAAAATCATAAAGCATCAAATTCGTTATATAAAGTTTCTATTTCTTCATCTGTAATAGTTTCAGATAAGTTATCCGCCATCGCAAAGGCTTGGTCTAATTTATCTATTTGATTAAGTTCTAAAAACGTTCGACATTTAGTTCGATAATCTACACAAAAAGCCTTAAATATTTCATAACGATTTTCTGCATATTCATATTTAAAAATAATCAATTTGTAAAAGTTTTCTAATTTAGTTGGTTCGGGTGTTAATCCAAAATAAGCCAAAGTAGCAATTAACGAACTATCTGTAAAATCTCTATCCATTTCTTTTTGAAGTGAACTACTCAAAGGAACAGAAACTTTTAAACCTTTTGCAACTAAATACTTTTCTTCATACTCTTGCTTTTGGTTATTTAAGTACTCGTAACTTCCGTATTTTTGCATTGAACTTGACAAAGCACGCATCATTAGATAGTTATATCTTTTGATTATTTCTTCTTCTTTTTCTTGTACGTTTACCCGGTAACTTTCAATCCATTGCGAACCATTCCATTGTGGGCTTTTTTCATCAGTTGGCAAAACATCAGTTAAAACCCATTCAGAAACTAACTCACCGCCAATCTCTTTATTCTGGTTATTATCAATCCATTCTTGACTATGCACACCACCAAAATCAATACCGTTTATAATTCTTGCTTTCATATTAATCGAATTTAAATAATAATTGTGGTGCTTGTAAAATATAAGATGCACCGCCTGTATGTCGCCATGAAACCTTAATACCTGTTACTGCACCTAAAGTATTTGACGCAACAGTTAACGGTATTCTTGTATATTGATTAGCGGAACTTGTTGTAATTACTTGTTGTACTAAAGTTTGTTTATTTGTTTCAGAACCAATATTAGTACCATTAGCGTAAGTAAAACCCTGTATAAATATTTCATAATTTTTAGAATTAAACCCATTATCAGCTACAAATATAACAGAAGTTAATGTACTTGCTCCCTCTACTAAAAAAAAGTTACAATCTAATAAATTGGTTGAATTAGGAACAGAACCCGTTCCTAAAGAAGTATTTGCTTTACCATTTAAAATATTACTTTCGTTTTTCGCCCAACTTCTCCAAGTATTAATAGCTACAACATATTCGTCAAACAATGGTATAAACATTCTTACGTATTGAGAAGATGAACCACCACCGCCACTAATAACTAAATCCCCACTACCTAAAACAGAATTACCGTTAATGGTTTTAATGTTTGTGCCACTTACTAAAGGCGCTTGATATGTAGCGTCTAAAGTAGTTTTGTCTAATTGACCTATTTTTATTTTTTGTGTACTATTCATTAGTTTATAATTAAATTAAAATCTGTTACAGTAACACTATTAGTATTACTTAAATTTGTTATATAAATTTCAATATAATCATTTGTATTTAAACTTATAATTGATTGAGGCTTTATGTTGTTTGCTCTATTTACACCACCAGTAACCCTAACATTTGCTATTGCTCTTGAACCAACAACCGCACTTCCATTTTTATATATTTTAACTCCGATTTGATTTCCATCTGTTGTGCTTGTTACAGACACCATAGCGTCAATGTCGAAAACTCTTGTCTTACTTCCAGTATATGTTAATCTATTTGCAGTATGCGTAAATCTACCTAAAACAGAACCAGCAGTTGTAGTTACATCTGCTTTTACATAAGTTCCAGTTACTGCGATTGTTGTTGCAGTAGATTGGCTTTCAG